GCCTTCTCGAGTTGTTGCAAAATAAACATGTCCCTTCACAAGCTTGATATCTTTAGCTCCACCAGGCACATGATACGTCAGCGGTTCATCCTCGGAATCAAAAATCTCTTCCAATGCCAAACCACGGGCTTGAATTCGTGTGGTATTTATCCCAACGTGCTGCAACACAAACTCACCACGCCTCGTCTTTGTCAACTCGCTCTCAAGCACGAACAGCATTCGCACATCAGGACGACTTGGCAACAAACGAGACACAATGGTATATACAGCAACATCAGTTTCCTCCATGGTACAAACTTCACTCTCATCAAACATTTCTGCAAATACTCCAACCTCCTTGTTAGAGAAAACTATCTTCTCGCCATTTTCCAAGTGTTCCAGAAAATGTAGTGGCAGGAGACAAGTTTTCCCAACAAGGAAGAGAGCATTCACAGATTTGTTTGTCCTCTCACAAGTGACCAGAAATTGATTCTTCTTCAACAGTTTACTCAACGCATCCTCAATATTTTTCCCATACTGAGCATGTGACTTTCTACTACGCGTCTTGAATCTCTTACTAATCACTTTGGTCATTCTAGGCCCATCACGTTCATACATGGATTGCGCTTCCACAATTTTCTCAACAGGTGTCTTTTTCTCAATATCATCCTCCTTTTTGTCACCTCTGGTCAGCATCCACACAGACAATGATCCAACAACAGCACCCACAACTATGGAAGTAGCATTTCTTCTCACAAAAGAAACCATCTTATTTGCATAAGATTTTACTCCTGTGATTAGATCCTCACATGTTCCAATAGTTTGATGTGGGCAAGTCTCATTGTTGTACCATTGCCTAAGCATATGCCAACCTCGAGTAACAAAACTAGCGGCTTGACATTTCACACAATCAAGATTCAAATGGTCACTTGGCAGTCCATCCGTCATCGCAAGACTAGTCATCAAGATTCCCTTCATCCGTCTCAACTTTGCTGAATTTGATGTTTCACCATCTTCGTCCAACAAGGCATCAACTTGTGAAAGGAATCCCAATGCTTGAATCCTGGTAAACGGACTTTGAAAACGAGCAATCAGTTGTCTCTCACAACTAACACGTTCGTATTCTCCCATTTGGGCCAACAAGTTCTCTCTAGCTCGAATCTTCATCTCATCAATGTACCGAGTTCCCTGTCTCACATTCTGCACATACGCATCCAGCAAGATAGAACACAAATCCTCATACGATATCCATTCAGATATCGGATCATGATTCATGTTATTTTCCAACTGAAATAGGTATATATCAGTATGCAACAATTTCTCAGTTCCAAAAACTCGACGAATCTTCTCCTTGTCAAGAATAGCTGATGGAATTCTTCCAGTTCCATATTTATGGCTCATCTTCACAAATTCTGGTTTAGCTTTCACCCTCACCACAAAATCACGCCTCCGAAGCACTGCTTCAGGATTGTTCATCTCTCGTAGATCAGGATCAGCCAAATTCGAGGTTATAAAAACAAGCTCAGACCGAAATCGGGCACTTTTCTTCTCCTCCAACTCGGCCACATGAAGAGGGAAGGGCATAATGTTTGAACATTGGATAATCTCACCAACTTGGCTGCATTTGTCATTACCAGGAATCTTTGCAGAAAAGTCATCATAAATGACCACCTTGTGATTAGGATTATATCCATCCCAGAAGTCAGTCTCCACATTCCGACAAAATATATGTTTAAATACTTTGTCGGGATCTGTACACTGATCACTTTTTGTCAATAAATCCACACACAAGAAATTCACCAATGTCGACTTTCCAACACTAGTTTCCCCATATAGCCAAATAACCAGAGGAGGAACTCGAGGACTATCCAAAAATTCAGATTGAGCTCTATATGCATCCATTTTCTCTGCCTTCATGAAAACTTCCAAGAAAGTATTCCACAAAGTCGGAGGCAATTTCAACATAGATAAATCTCTTTTGAATTTCCGTCCTTTTTCAAGAAG